AATGCTGTAGTAACAAAAGTAGGAGCGAATCCAAAGAGGATAGTTATTTCTCGGGATTCCTGTTACAAGATACCAAATACGGATGTTTGCTTATGGTATGTTCCGGAATTAGGAGATCAGAGAGATTTGACAGCCTATTTTCCAGGAACTATTTCGCATAAGAAACAATATGTTGGAAGTGTAGTTTATAACGATCATGGTGAATCTAAAGTATATAAAAATATTTTAGGAACACGTGGAACTAGTAAGACCACCTTAGGTGGCAAGTTCGAATCAATTAATTATTATTTTCCAGAGCAAACATTTCAAGGATTGTGTATGGCAACATTTGTAGCCAAAGACAATCGTGAAATGCCGTTTATTGGAGGATTCCACTTAGGTGGAAAGAATTGTTCAGCAACTGCTGGTTTTATTACCAAAGAACAAATTTTGGAAGCTATTGATCAAATAGCAAAGAAACCTTCAGTATTACCTTCACATGCAGGTCAGTCATTTAATACTCAAATGGGAGATATTAATGTCGGACCTTTAGTAGAGCCACACAAATTATGTGTGACTCAAGATTTAGATGGAGATTCACGCTGTATAGTGTTTGGAGCTCATAATAAATCTGGAGCCACTCCAAAATCTGAAGTTGTAGTTTCATCTTTGTCAGAAAAGGTGACTGAAATTTTAGGTTTGGAGAGAATGCATGATAAGCCTCATGAAATGCAATCAGCAGAACATAAAGTAGTGGATATTGAGAATAAATCTCACACTGCTTACAAGTTCGAATCACGATTGTTAGATAAGGCTGTTGTTGATTTTGATGTTACATTGAAAGCTGGTCTTAAAGGAAAATTACATCGCTTAGGAAAACTGAGTGATGATGTTGTTTTAGCCGGATTAGACGGTGTAGTCGGTATTAATTCTATGAATTTTCAGACTGCATGTGGATTTCCGATGACCGGACCAAAGACTAAATTAATTAAAGTCTCAGATAGGGAAGTGAAAGGAATCACTCGTCCTGTAGATATTGATCCAAAAGTGTTAATGGAAATTGCACGATTGGAAAAAGTTTTACTAAATGGAGATAGAATTAATGCAGTGTTTAAAGCATCACTCAAAGATGAACCAGTGAAAATTGGTAAAAAGAAAGTTCGAGTTTTTGCAGGTAGCAATATTTACTTTATCATGTTAGTGAGGAAGTATTTTTTGTCTATTTCTGCATTAATGCAAGAGAACAAAGAAATCTTTGAATGTGCTGTTGGTTTGAATGTAGAATCACCAGAATGGACAACCATGATGAAACATATCTACAAATTTGGGAAACATAGAACTGTTGCCGGTGATTATAAATCATTTGACGGTAAGATGTCTCCTAGAGTTATGTTAGCTAGTTTCAAAATTTTGATTAATTTAGCTGAAGAAAGTGGTAATTATGACGCAGATGATTTGACTATCATGCGTGGTATTGCGACTGAGATTTGTTCACCAACATACGATTTTTTCGGAACGTTGGTACAGTTTTTTGGATCTAATCCATCAGGACATCCTTTGACTGTAGTTACAAATTCTTTAGTTAATAGTTTATATATGCGTTATGTTTATTACAAGATAGCAGCTGAAGAAAAATGGTGGAAAACACCATTATTTAAGGAAGTTGTAGCTTTAATGACATATGGAGATGATAATATTATGTCCGTCAAGAAAGGTTATGACGCGTATAACCATACTAATGTAGCACGTGTATTGAGC